ACCCAAAGACAGGAGATCAAAATGGGTCTAACTACCTTTTCAGGTCCCGTTCGCTCTGAACGCGGCTTTACGGCTGTAGGATCAACCGCAGTTGTAAATATTACGGCAGAAACAACTCTCACATATGCAGATCACGTAGGTCGTATCATTGAAATCAATGATGCAGACGGTGCGGTTACGCTTCCAGCAATCACCAGCGACACCATTGGTGCAACCTACAAGTTCTTTGTAGGCACCACTGCTTCTGACTTGGATATCAAAACAGATGGCACAGATAAGTTTGTTGGCAATCTCGTTCTTGCCGCCGCCGCCACTTCTCAAGCTAGGGGTTTCGCTCCTGCAGCAAGCAACGATGTCATTTCTATGAACGGCACCACTACAGGTGGTATTGCTGGTTCTGTTGTGGAAGTCACAGCAATTGCAACGGCAGAATATCTGGTCACTGGCACTCTTTTAGGTTCTGGTACACTAGCTACACCATTTGCAGACTCATAAGGGGGTGTAGATGGCTAATTCAGACGTAAAATCAAAACGTCTGACGGGAACAGGCGGGGCCTCAGTGGGCCGCGCCCGTTTGCGACAGGTACAGGTTTTGACAGCGGCGGGCGCAGGACGCCTTACGTTAACTGACGGAAACGGCGGAAGCACGGTTTTGGATTTGGATTTTCTAGCGTCTGATTCCCATTCCGTTAACATTCCAGACGAAGGTTTATTGTTTACAAGCGATATTTATGTTGGCACTGCCACAAATATCACTGCAATGACGATATTCTATAGTTAGGAAATGCCATGTCCCGCGAAATAAGTTCAATTTCCAGAGTTGGAACTAGCGAGCCGTTTGAGCTTCAAGTTGCTCGTGGGCAAATATCATTCCATAAAACGATATTTAAGTTTGGCTACAACAACGATGTTGGAAACACAAAAGAAACCATCTGGGAACAAGGTGGTTTATACGCTTATCCTGCATCAGCTACAGTAATGACTGTATCAAGCAGTTCAACTGATGACACTGCCGCAGGTACTGGTGCAAGAACGGTTGAACTTTTTGGCCTAGATGGTGACTACAACGAAATAAACGAAGTTGTCACATTGAATGGGCAAACTGCTGTTAACACCACAAAATCTTACCTACGGATCAATCGTGGCATTGTTCGCAGCGCGGGTAGTGGTGGTGCAAATGCTGGTATAATCTACGCAGGAACAGGCACAGTGACCACTGGAGTTCCAGCTAACATTTACCTGACCATAAATGGGGATGGCGACAACCAAACACTGATGAGCCTTTGGACGGTTCCCGCAGGATATACAGCGTTCCTTACAAAAATGTCTTTGTCCACAGGCACATCTACCAACACCAAAGCCGTTTTGAATGCTAGTCTTGTAGCTAGACCATACGGAGAAGTCTTTCAGATAAAAGAAAGATTTACTCTCACAGATGCCACACACGAACAGTTTTATACTTTTCCATTAAGGTTCACAGAAAAAACAGACTTAGAGATGAGAGCATTTTCTTCCTCTGGGTCGGTTAGCTTTAATGTCTCCGCGTCAATGGAGTTTATCTACATCAACAATGGGGATAGTCTTTAATGGCTGCCAAAAAGGAGAAACCCATACGTCGTACCACCTCTGGCAAAGGGGCTAATTACCGCAAGACGAAGTCTGGCGCGGGTATGACAGAAAAGGGCGTAAAGGAGTATCGCAAGAAAAATCCGGGTTCAAAGTTACAGACAGCGGTAACCGGTAAGGTTAAAGAAGGAAGTAAGGACGCAAAACGCCGCAAGTCATTCTGTGCTCGTTCTGCGGGACAGATGAAAAAGTTTCCAAAAGCAGCCAAAGATCCTAATTCAAGATTGAGACAAGCTAGAAAGCGTTGGAAATGTTAGACCGCCCATTAATAATTATTCTTTTGTCTACGAGTTTAGGGCTTATTGGGGCGGTAACCTATGCGTGGGCGGCTTGGACTACAGAAACACTAATATCTGTGGACAAGCGCACCGAAGTGATGGCTTCTCAAATTGAGTACATAAAGTTAGAGATGGAGAAAGCCTATGGCAATGTCCAAGCGCTCAATAAGCAATAAAACGCCAAGGGGTTTAACTTATTTCCGAAAAGGTGGAGAAGCTTCTTCTAAAAGTAAAGGTAGTAAAATCTGCCCTGCCGGAAAAGCATGGGCGAAGCGCACCTTTGACACTTATCCAAGTGCATACGCGAACATGGCGGCTTCCAAATACTGTAAGGATCCAAACTATGCTAAAAAAGCTAAAGGAAAGAAGTCTTAAATGGGCCGTCAACTTAAAAAATGGCGTGATCAGAATTGGGTCAGGATTGATTCAAGCGGTAACATCGCTGGTGAGTGCGGTACTTCCAAAGACAAGCAAAACCCAGACCGATGTCTCCCCGCAGCCAAAGCCAGATCCCTCACCAAGTCTCAAAGAAAGTCCACCGCCGCAAAGAAAAAGCGCGAAGGCAAAAAAGGCAAAACCTTCGTCAAAAACACCAAAGCCGCGGAAGTCAAATTTGCCGCAGGCGGCGGCGAAATCGTCAACCAAAAAGCAAAAAGAAAGCCCCCGCAGCAAAAAAACGGCAAAATAGTGGCCCGTGGTTGTGGAAAAGTTCTTTCAAATCGCCGTAAGTATACGTCGGGATCGGTGAGTGTGTGATGCGAATAGAATTTTACGAACCAAAGCTAGAGCAAAAAATTGTTCGAGAGATTTGGCAGTGGTCTAAAGAGGTTTTAGAACAAAAATCGCACTATTTTGGGGGTTTGCCCGCTTGTCCTTTTGCCGAAAAGGCGTGGAAAGAAGACAAGGTATCTCTTATGTTCAAATATGAGAAAAATTATCAGTGTTTATACACTACAATCAGTCAATTTGACGATAATTTTGATCTAGCAATAATAGTGGACTTGGCTTTTGAAAAAGATCCTGCGGATTTCCATGATTACCTGTTTAATCTTAATAAATGCATTTCTGACGGGGTGTTCATTGATAAAGATATTTGGTTGATGGGCTTTCACCCACATGATGAGCCAAATGAGTTTGTTGCAGACGCTAATGAAGACTTTTTGGCGTTGGTTGAAGAAGAATATGCTATGATTTTTGTGCAACGGTTGTCCAAATTGCAAGAAAGCGCAGACAAGCTTGCAAAAAGAGGCTATTATAAGCCGTATGAAGACGACTACAATGCTCAAGAACTGTTTGAACTACGACATCAAATGTATAGGAGATTGAAAGATGGCAATGCGTCCAAAGAAAATGCGTGGCGGCGGCATGGTTAAGAAAATGCGTGGCGGTGGCATGGTTAAGAAAATGCGTGGCGGCGGCATGGTTAAGAAAATGCGTGGCGGCGGCATGGTTAAGAAAATGCGTGGCGGTGGCATGGTTAAGAAGAAGTAAGATGGCTACATCAGGAAGCACAGATTTTGAGCTAGACGTCGCTGACTACGTCGAAGAAGCGTTCGAGCGTTGTGGTCTTGAGGTTCGTACTGGTTACGACCTGAAGACGGCAAAGCGTTCGCTTAATCTGTTGCTTGCAGATTGGGCTAACCGCGGCTTGAACCAATGGACAATCAAACAACGCACAGTCACACTAGCGATTGGCGACGGCGAATACGATCTGGGTACAGATGTAATCGACGTTCTGTCGGTTATTGTGCGTCGTAACGGTACAGACTATTCGTTGGAGCGTTTGAGCCGGGATGAATACCTTACAATTCCGACAAAAACCACACAGGGCCGACCAAACCAGTTTTTCTTGGATCGTCAGCTCACTCCAAACCTAAAAATCTGGCCTACGCCCGAAAACACGACGGATGTTGTGATTTACGACGCGTTGACCCGTATGGATGACGCGGACATTTACACTAATACCGTGGATATGCCGTTTCGGTTCTATCCCTGCTTGGCGGCAGGCTTGGCCTACTACATTGCTTTGAAGCGGGCACCAAATCGTGTACAAATGCTGAAGGCTGTGTACGAAGAAGAGTTTGAACGCGCTGCAACGGAGGACCGTGATCGGTCATCCTTCAACGTTGTTCCGAAATACGAATATTATAGGACGGGGTAGATGGCTAAGTTTGCTTCGGGAAAAGATTCATGGGCAATATCTGACCGCTCCGGGTTTCGTTATCCTTACAAGGTAATGAAGCGCGAGTGGAATGGCTTGCTTGTGGGGCCCGACGAGTATGAGCCAAAACACCCGCAGCTTGGGCCGTTTCGCAAGGTTGTAGACCCGCAGGCTCTTGAGAATGCAAGACCTGACCGTATTGAGCCACTGGATGTATTTGTTGGTATTCCTCTTGTAGAGGCTCCAAACCTACGTCCGCCGCAGGCATTTGGTAAAGTTGGGCAAGTTACAGTGGTGATCTCATGAGTTTTACATACGATGAACTAAAAACTGCAATTCAAGACTACACTGAGAACACAGAGACAACCTTTGTAAACAATCTTAATATATTTATTAAAAACGCAGAGGAGCGTATTTTAAAAATTGCTCAGTTAGA